ATGAAAAGAAAATTGTTATTTATTCCGGTCGTTTCTTTGATTTTACTTTTGATTGGGTGTTCATCTTCCTCAGGAAGTTTTGCTTCAGATAAAATGGTAAAACTAAAGGGAGAAGTCTATATTACAAGCAATGACATCATCTCAGAGGAAGAACTAGCTGAACAAATAGGTGAGATAGAACTATCCTCAACGAATGAGAGTGATCATGATGATGAGAACATTATAAGCTCCAACACATACAAAGTAGGCACAAAACTATTTAAAATCAAAAACGAAAACAGTATAGATATGATTGCTGTAGAAGACTCTACAGATAAATATCTCATCGCCTATAATAACAAGTATACAAAAAAATAGAATAATGTAATAACACGTAGAGGGATGATACATGTGGCATAAATTTTACTATTTATTAGTTCTGGATCAGTATATTCAATAAAAGATAAAATTAAAGATTGTTTATAAAATATTATGATAGATAGAACCAAGATAAGATACTTTAACTAAGTTATCGTCTTTTTTCCACCCCAGATGCAGCCTTAATCACACCTAAGTCGTACGAATCACCATCCGCGCTAGGGATGAAAGGGTGTAAGATTGTATTATCGGATCAATAGCAAAGGACACACACCGAAAGCACATACGCTAATGTACACAGACCGGCCACAAGGGGCTGGTCTTTTTGTTGCGGTGAATGGTGTCCAGCTATGACGCCGTAATACTCAGAGGCTGAGTCAAAGGGGGAATTCGCTGCTGCAACATTGTCGCTGCACTATGTGGAGCAGAACGCAAACTCGCAGCTGAAGGGGGCGAAATGAATGTGTCTACGAGTAGTGGGTTAAACAACACGGCTAGCACAGGGCAAATGAGCAACGTCATCAGGCGAACGCTGAAGCAGAAGCTTGCGGCTCTTGTTCCGGCATGGAACGGTCGCGTACAGGATATTCCTGCATCGGGAGAGGTGTTAACCGGACCCTGTGCCGTGATTGCTTTTTCGGAAGAAGTACCGAAGTCTGCTTGGGCGGGGTATAGGAGGATCATCAAAATCTCTCCATATGCACGCCCCGAAGATGGAGGTGCTGAACAAGTAGAAGTATGGTCAGCAGCGCTGATGGAAGGACTGCACCAGTTCAGGCTGGAGGATGAAGAGGGCGGGGCATTTACCTGTATTTATCTGGGTTCTTCGGATTGCGATCGTGTGGACGCCAGTTCTGGACTGGTTACGCGCAGCCTGCGGTTTGGGGTGTATGTTCCGGAAACGGTGGAACACGCTCAGACTGAAATAGCAGATCCGTGGATGGCTGCACTTCAGGGCTGGACACGAACTCAGCTCGGACAGGAATGGTCCATATATGGGGATGTCTGGCCTGGAGGTTATAGGGCCCAGTCCATACTGTGGCGATTGACGGGATGCAGTACAACTACTGCAGGGACTTCTGCGCTGGAGATTCGGAAGCATTGGATTGGGCATGTGCTGGCTGTGAATGTGGGCGATGTCCGACAAACGGTCACACTTCTGGTTGAACAACTGGCTGTGCAGACCCGAATTGCTTTGACGGATACAGGCGATACGCGATATGTGACGGTGGATGAAGTTTCTGCTGACTTGCAGGCAGATGCCTACTTGAACGGACAGATTCGTCTGACGCTGCAGCAGCGTATTCGCCGTCCAGGAACGGATGCACCTTTGATCCGCGAAATTCATCATAGCAAGGGGATAGAGTAAACGATAGTCGAGAGGAAATCTGAGTACAGGTTCCAGATTGTAGCTTTAAAAATGATAGCTTTAGCATCAAAATCGTAGGTTCATAGGATCAAAAATTCATAGTTCAAAATTATAGCTTCATGCTTCAAGATCGTAACTCGGAAGTCATAACGTGAAATTATCGTTTTGCAAAATCATAGTCAAACAATGAGGTGAGATGGCCATGGCAAGCTCCGTGAAAAAAAGCAAACAGGCTGCCCCGCAATATACGCGGGCCGAGCTGATGAATCATGCTGAAGCTCTCTTTGCCGTTCAGGCAGAGGTGCTGTACGGTGCGCTGTACGAAGCAGCGCAAGAGACGTTTTCCATTGAAGAAGCACAGGAACGTATCAACCAATTTATGAAAGCGAAGGTGAAGGGATAATGGCAGGCGGAACTTGGGAGCAAACGAATCGTCCGGTACTTCCGGGCTTATATATGAATTTTCAGGCGGCGGCATCTTCGGCCATTCAGGCTGGTAATCGCGGAACGGTTGTTGTGCCGATTAAGGCAAACTGGGGTCCGGTGGGCACTTTTGTAGAAGTCGGCAGTGAAGCTGCAATTGAACGTATTTTCTCGGCACATGCCCTGGATAACGGGACAGCTTATACTTCCTTGAAGCTCGCCCTGCTGGGTGGACCGAAAAAGCTGCTCGCTTATCGGGTGGTCGGAGCAACAGCAAAAGCAGCCACGCTTACGCTGAAAGACAGCAGTGATGCATCCGTTCTGCAACTGGACGCGAAGTATCCGGGTGACCGGGGTAACGGATTCTACGTCACGATTCAGCCGGGTGTAATTGATAATACGAAGCATGAGGTTCGCCTGTTTGAAGGTAACCGGATGCTGTATGCACTGCTGACTGCGGATATTTCGGCAGCGTCGCTGGCGAAAGAGATCAATGCGGATGAAAGCAACATTTGGATTAACGCTCAGGCGATTGGTGAGGGTACAGGTGTCGTGGCAACCGTTGCAGGAGCGGCGTTCAAAGGTGGCGCAAGTGGCAACGATGGTCTGACCAATGCAGAGTATATCGCTGTACAGGGCGCGCTGGAAGGTGAGCAATTTGACGTGTTGGCACTGGATCATGCGGCGGATGCACCTTTGCTGGCGAGCTTTGCGGCTTGGGTCAAACGTGTACGCAGTGAGGGTAAGCCAGTGATGGCTGTATTCGGCGGCACCACGGCGGATGATACTTCCGCAACAGCTGCACAGAAGGCTTCTGCACGTTCACTTACGTTGAATCACGAAGGCGTAATTAATGTTGGTACGGGTGTGCGATTGGGAGATGCTTTCTATAGCTCGGCGGAAACGTCTGCTTTTGTCGCGGGTCTGATTGCCGGACAACGTCTGAATGAATCCACAACATACGCACCTTCTCCGTTCGATGACGTAACACGCCGCTGGACGCGTGCAGAGCAGGAGCAGGCGGTACAGAACGGCGTATTTATTTTCTTCCATGATGGACGTCAGGTGAAGGCGCTTCGTGGAGTTAATACACTTGTAACCCCTGCTGCAGGACAGAATAATGCCTGGAAAAAAATCCGTTCGATTCGTGTTATGGATGCGATTAATACGGATTTGCAGCGCTCTGCTGAAGATACGTATATCGGCAAAGTGAACAATACGGAAGAGGGTCGTCAGGCGTTGATCGGTGCGATGAAAGCCTATCTGGCACTGCTCGCACAGAGTAATGTCATTGAAGCTGAGGGATACGATGTCGTTCTCGACCCGGCATATTATGGGGCTGCACCAATTCTCAAGCCGGAGGCAGATCAGGTATTCCTGCAATGGAATGTGAAGCTGACGGATGTGATGGAGCAGTTGTTTGGTACGTTTTACGTGCAATAAACAGTAGACGGAAGAACTTATAAATACATTTGAAATGATCCCAAGGAGGAATTGTAAATGTTGGATGCGTCAAGAGTGATTCTCGGTACCCATGGTCAGCTGCATATCGATGGTGTGTGGCAGACGAACATTAATAAGCTGGAGGCCAGCGTAGAGATTGAGAAACGAGAACTGAATCTGGTCGGTAACGACTGGAAAGTACACAAAAACGGTGCGAAAAAAGGAACAGGCACGATGACCGGTTACAAAGTGACGTCGGACATGATCGTACGTGGTTTCACCAAGTTCCAGATTATCTCGAAGCTGAACGATCCGGAGTCGTATGGACATGAGAGCGTCTTGCTGAAAGGCTGCATGGTGGACAAAATCCAGCTAGCCAACTGGACAGCGGGTGAGGAAGTACCGGAGGAAACAGGTTTTACGTTTGAAGGGTTTGAACTGTTGAATCCGATTGTTGCGAACTAAGGGTTGGAATGACTTCGTAATGAAGCTTGTCTGATCGAACGTGTGAGCAAGTTGACTTAACATGAGAGGGACACACATGCAGGCTGAGAGCATCTCGGTCTATTTGTTGTCCCTAATTGTTGAGATACATGAACCCAATTGTGAAATGAGAAGGAGATCGAGCCCCATGAGTATGAATGAAAATATGTCTGAAGAACAAATTTTGGACCAGTTGTTTGAAGCAGCGGAACGTTTGCCAGAGGAGAATGTGCGTATTCAGCGCCTGGATCTATTGCTGACCCTGCGTGGATTGACGTCCTCCAAAGTGGATCAGATCCGCGAACGCTGTACGATTCGCAAAACGGTCAAAGGCCGCACCGAGGAAAAGGTGGATACAGAAACGTTTAACGCGCTGCTGATCTCCGAAGCAACGGTGAAAATGAATGTGCGCGGACTCGAACTGTCCGGCTGGGGAGACAACCGTATCACGGGTCGTATGAAGCTGTCCGGTGGGGAACAAGCGGTTCGTCGCATGCTGCTCGCAGGTGAGCTGGATGCTGTAGGGGATAAAGTACTGGAGCTGTCCGGCTTCGGTGTGGAGATTGAAGACCTAAAAAACTGATTCACTCCGGCGGGATGACCACGTTCCTGTATCACATGTGGGTTCGTCATCATCTGCGGCCCGGAGAATTCTGGTCTTTGCCGCGTGGGGAACGCTCGCTGTTGATTGCTTTTTCGGAAGAGGAAATGGCAGCGATTACCTCGCAAATGAATCGATAATTTAGAAAGGGCAGGAGGTGAAAGAATGGCAGAAATGATTGTAGGTTTGTCCAAGTCCAATGCGGAAATGAAGACAACGCTTCGTTATCTGGATCAGATCCAGCGTTCGACTGAACGTCTGGGCAGAGTTCGCTATCAGAGTCTGATCAAGGTGAACAATGAGCTGAGAACGACCGGACGCAGGCTGGAGCATATTTATAGTACGGCCGTTCGGTTGAGCAGGCTGCGGATCACACCAACGATTGGTTTGAATGATCAATTAAGCCCTGCCTTAGATCGTGCATTGGCGAAACTGAACAGTTTTCGAAATCAGATGGTGAAGGCTTCGGGAACGGTATCAGTTGAGGTGAAGCAGAAGGTTGAAGTGGCGATGGGTAAGATGAATCCGGCGAGTGGGTCTTCCATGTCCGTTGTGATCGGGAGTCATAATACCACGATTAATAATGTGGCTAAAGAAGATGATAAAGGTTGGCTTGAAAAAGCACTAGAATGGACCATTACTGGATTGGATGCAGCAAATAATTTAACCGATTTGATTGGGAAAGGTAAAAAACGGTGGTCCGATAGAAAGGCTAAAAAGAATAAAGCGAGTAATCCGAGTGTGACTACAGAAGTGACCGAAGGTAAGAAAGGCAAGAGTCAAACACGAAACAGTTCAAGAACGGGTAGCGACACACCAAGCAAACCGCCTGCCCGGAGAGTATCTGGTGGACGAGGTGGAGGAAGGTTTACTTCCAGAGCAGCTACTCCAACTCCCGCACCAACGCCGAGCGTGTCCCAAATTCATACAGACACATCAGATCGTGCCTTTCAAGAAGCCAAAAACATTGCCAGAAACCGAATGTTTGGTCGTGGCAAAACATCCAATCTAGTCTCAGGTCTAATGTCCAGTTCTCCTATGGCAATGTCCAACATGCTCTCGGGTGATGGCATGTTGGGCAAACTGGGTGGCGGTCTTGCGAAAGGTGCTGGAAAATTGATTCGTCCGATCAGCATGCTGGCGGATGTGGCGAACATAGCTACCGCGCCCCCTGAAGAACGTGGCCGAGCTGTGGGTTCCATGATTGGTGGCACAGCAGGTACGGCGATTGGTAGCGCCATCGGCAGTGTCCTTTTGCCGGGAATTGGAACTTGGGTTGGGGGCGCAGTCGGCGGTTGGGCTGGCAGTGCAGCAGGCGGCTGGATCGGGGACAAATCCAAGGATATTGGAAGATTCATGTCCAATGCTACCGAAGGTGTGGGTAATGCATTGTCGGGTGCAGCGGATTACGTCTCTGAGAAAACGAAAAACATCACCGATGGCATATCCAGTTTCTTCGGTTTTGGCTCGAAGAAGGAGAACAAAACCGTATCGGCGGCAACGATGGCTTCAACGTCGCAAGTAGCAACAGGTCCGCAGATGCCACCTGCCTATATTCCACCGGCACTGACCATGACGGGGCCGGCGGCTTTTATGAACAATAAGGTCGGCCAGTCCACATCTGCTGCATTTATGGGAACAAGCGTGATGCAGAACCAAGCGATGGCGCTTGGTAACGGAGCTCAAACGAATGCCAATGGCAAATCGTCCACGATGACGGTACAAATATCCGAAGACCAGATGAGTAGTCTGTCCGGTTACTTGAAGGATTTTAAAACCGAGACGACCAACCAGATCTCCGTAAACGTACCACAAGGTGCTGTGCAGGTGACTGTCCGGGAGAACGCCATCGACTACGATGCGATCTCACATCAGGTTGGCATGAGATTTGCAGGCGAAGTGCGCCGTGCGATGGAAAATCGAAAAACGATTATGGCCTAAGCAGAAAGGAGGCCTGTCATGACTGTATTTAAAGATAACGTGGAAGGTATCAAGATGGAATTTACCCTGATCGACGGAAAAACGAAGTTTCAATTTCCGGTAAAACCGGAAGAACTGACGATCTCCCGATCCAAGGGATACGAAACGATTAATATGCTGGAGTATGGCGAATTTGATTTTGCGCAGGGGGAGAAGGTGAAGGAGATCACCTTCTCTTCTTTTTTTCCCAAAGAATATGATGCGTCCTATTGCATGTACGAGCCTTTGCCTGATCCACGTGTAGCGATGAATATGCTGAATACGTTTCTGGTATCGAAAAAGCCACTGCGCTTTATCATTACCAACACGGGAGTAAATGTGCCCGTGTATCTGATCTCGCACAATACGACCTTCCGAGGCGGTGAGAGCGGGGATATTTACTTTGACATTACGCTGCGAACGTGGCGGGATTCCAAAGTGGAGAAGGTTGGCGGTGCAACATCTGCGAGCAAGTCGGGTTCTCGTACTGATCTGAAAACGAGCAGCAAGACCTACACCGTCAAATCTGGCGATTCCCTGTCCAAAATAGCAAAGCTTGAGCTGGGCAGCAGTTCCAAATGGAACGAGATTTACAAGCTCAACGCGAAGACCATCGGCAGTGATCCGAATCGGATCAAGCCCGGACAAAAGCTGGTGATGCCATGACCTACAAGGTCATTGTAGATGACAAATATGACATCACCAAGTTGGTGGAGACAATTACGCTGAAAGATTCGCTCGACCAGATTGCCTATCAGGCCAACATCCGGCTGGCGGTGTCTGCGTCTTCGGGTCTGCCTGCGATATCACCGGGTATGGCGGTACGGATTAGCGGGGTTCCTTTTGGCGAAAAATCAATGGTTCACTTGCTGCATCCTGCGGTCATCTGGGAGGTGGAAAGCTCGAACAGCGGTACTAAGCGGCTATCTCTTACGGTGTACGACCGGATGATTTATCTGGAAAAATCAGAGGATGAGTTCCTGCTGCCGAAAGACCAGACTGCCACACAGCGTCTCAAAACGTACGCCAAGGAATGGAAAATTCCATACGCCGCTCTGCCGGATACCAAAACGAAGCTGAGCAAAGCGGTGTATCGGTCGCAGACGATTTTTTCGATGGTGTTTGCCGATCTGAAGGAAACGGTGAAGTCCGGTGGGGATATGTATCATCCGCGGATGACGCCGGGCGGGTTGCAGCTGTTCAAGGTGGGCAGTAATGCAAAGGCGCACGAGCTGGATCGACTGATCGATCTGACTCAGATGCGTACGCTCGAAGGCGCGGTCACCAAAGTTAAAGTGATGGCGGCCTCGGAGTCCAGCAGCGGCAAAGAGGTTCCTTCCAAAGTGCTCGCGATTGAGCAGGATGGTGTAGCCGAACTGGGCACGCTGCAAAAGCTGATCGAGGACGATCAGGTGAAAACAGCGACTGCTGCCAAGAAGCTAGCGAAAAGCCGCCTGACGGGTATTCAGGAGACCTTTACCGTATCTGCACCAGATGTGAATACGATTCGTGCCGGAGACGCGGTGCTGCTCAAAGGGTTGAAACTGATCGTCATGTCCGTTAGCCGTGATCTGTCCGCTGGACCTGGAACGATGACGTTGGAACTGGGCACGGTCGAGATGGTGAAAAGGAGGGTTTACCTTGAATAAAGAAGATCCGTACGGGCATTTTGCTGAGGTCATGCGGGGTGCAATGAGTACGCAAACCCGTCAGGCTGTGAGCGGCATGGGAGCGGTGCTGGGTACGATGACTTCATCCGGCGTGAAGTTGGATGATTTCAAGCACGAAGTGCAGGACTATCTCGTGGCCGAGTTGCCGGGCACGCTTGGATTGCCGGAGCGCGAGGCTGCTGGCGCGATTTCCGGTATACCTGACGTGGCAAACGGCGGAACGACGGGCACGGGACGGTTTCTTTTGCAAAAAGGGGAAGTGAAAGAAGCGGTGTGGTCTCTCGGTAAAGGATTGAAAGCGGGAGACCGTGTGCTGGCGATGCGGGTGAATGGCGGTAACGACATTGTGGTGCTGTGTAAGGTGGTGAGTGCGAATGCCTAGTTTGTTCCCGGAAACGGGTTTGGTATGGGGAGATGATGAGGAAGATCTGTCAGGAGTGGCTTCGGAAGAGGTACGATTTGGACGGAGCTGGCGATTCGATTACGAAGCGGGGGATTTTGTGCTGACCCCAAGTGGCAAAGTCGCTGTGGCAGGTGCGCATGAAGCCTGGGTGCAATGGTGCATCAAGGCGGTGAAGACGCCGCGGTACAGACATGTGATTTACTCCCGGAACTATGGTTCGGAGCTGGATGAGTTGGTCGGTCAGGGGGACAGCCGGGGCGTGATGGAAAGTGAGATCACCCGGATGGTTACGGAAACGCTGCTGGCTGATCCACGCACAGATTCTGTGGACCAGTTCACGTTTGATTGGAATCGGGAGCAGTGCATGTTCTCGTGTCGTGTGGCGAGTGTGCAGGAAGAGATGTTTATTCTGGAAAGTGAGGTGATCTGACGGGATGGCTGAGATTCCGCGTTATTTGGAGGACCAGACGGAGGAACAGATTATGCAGCGTATGCTGGATCGTCTGCCCGCGGATCTGGACAAGTCGGAAGGTTCTTTTCTGTGGGATGCGGAGGCTCCGGTAGCTTTTATGCTGTCCGAGGCGGCTTTGTGGGCGCAGGAATTACTGCGGCGCGGGTTTGCGAGTACTGCGGCGAGCAGCGATTCGAATTTTCGTTCGGAAGAAATGGATCTGCGGGCAGGAGAGCACGGCATTACGCGGCGGGCTGCGGTGGCGGCGCAAGGTGCGGTTAGATTCGCGGGTACGCCGGGCAAGGTGATTCCTGCGGGCACGGTTGTGGCTACTTTGGCCGATGAAATCTCCGGTGAGGCTTCACTCGAATATGAAACCGTTAGTCGGGTGGAGCTGGGAGAAGATGGTCTGGGCAGTGTTGGCGTGCGGGCGCTTATTGCCGGAAAAGAAAGCAATGTGCCTGCGGGCACGGTAACTGTGCTGTCCACACCAGTGAGTGGCGTTACGTCTGTAACTAATGTTGAGGTGATCAAGGGCGGTGCGGATATCGAGGCAGATACAGCGCTGTTGGAACGCTTTTATGCCAAAGTCCGCAATCAGGGGACAAGCGGCAACAAATCGCAATATGTGCAATGGGCCAGTGAAGTACCAGGGGTTGGTGCAACGCGTGTAATTCCGTTATGGCAGGGGCCGGGCACGGTGGGATTGTATTTGCTGGATACGGACAAACGTGCCGCGGGCAGCGATCTGGTGGCGGCTGTGCAGAAGTATGTGGACCCGACGCAAGATGGACAAGGGGAAGGCGTTGCACCAGCTGGCCCAGTGGTGAACGTGATGCCAGCAGAGGAAGTGCCGATGAACATTCAGGTGAAGCTGACGCTGGCAAGCGATGCGACGTTGGCAGATGTACGGGCGTTGATCGAACGCGGGGTGACCGCGTATCTGAAACAGTTGGCTTTTGCCGATCCACTTGTGCGCTACACCCGTATTGCCGCAATCCTGCTTGACATTCCGCCGATTATCGACTATTCGGAGCTGACCGTGAACGGTGTAAGCGACCAGAATATTGAGATGAAAGCGAGTCAGGTGGCCGTGCTGGGGACGGTGGATGTGCATGAGTAGCGTGCAGGGCCAGATGATAGATGATGATGCAATTCGTGAATGCGGCGATGAAGGCAGTATGGGACATCGGGAATGTTCTGACTATGCGGCATCCGGTTCAACTGGAAATGAAGAAAGTGGCGGGCAAGAAGAGTGCTTGGGTCGTGCGGTACGCCGCTCGGGAACGCAACATTTGAGCGAAGCATTTTGCATTGACGTGAAAGGAAGGGAGGGGATAGGGCATGAGTGCTCCTTCTGCTGTACATGTTGGACTGACGAGTGAGAAAGGGCGGGAGCTGTTCTCGTATTTGCCGAGCTATTATGAGACTTCACGTGTGATGCAGGCCGATATGCAGTCCAAAGGATCTGAGATGGATCTGCTGTATCAGGCACTGGATGAGACATTGGATCAGTTTTTTGTCCGTACGGCGACGTGGGGCCTGGAATTCTGGGAGCAGGAGCTTGGCATTGAGACAGATCGTCTCAAACCTGTGGAGCAGCGGCGTGCCGTGGTGGAGTCCAAGCTGCGGGGTGCCGGGAAGTTTTCGGGCAGACTGGTTGCGAATGTAGCTGAGGCGTACGCTGGAGGCAAAGTGGATGTAACGTTTCAGCCGGAAGCGTGGAGCTTCACGGTGAGCTTTGTGGATACGATGGGCATCCCGCCCAATATTGACGATCTCAAACGCGCGATTGATGAACTAAAACCGGCCCACATGGCCGTGGAATATGAGTATCGCTATCTGATCTGGGACGATCTGGACAAGAAGCAGAAAACGTGGGATGAACTAGACGCCGCGTCCCTGACGTGGAATGAACTGGAGGTGTGGGCGTAATGCCAAAAGAAACGGATCGATTGAAATTACCTCTTCCCTTGGGGAACGAGAATGTGACCCGGGAGAGTATTAACGGAATTTTTGAAAAGATTGATGCAGGAGTTGCGACGAAGACGGATCTGGATACGCTTCGTGAAGCAGTGAGCAAGATGGATATTCCTGATGCGTCTTTGACGCAGAAAGGGAAGGTTCAGCTGTCGAGTAGGACGGATGGGACATCTGAGACGTTGGCGGCGACGGAGAAGGCGTTGAATGATGTAAGAAAAGGAGCGATCAGTAAGAATCGGCCATCTAATCTTTTGCCTAATAGTTCAGCAGAATTGGGATTACATGGGTGGGCTAATTTTGGCGGAGTACCATTTTTAACATCTAACATGTTTGTGCCTGAGGGTGATGCATTTTACGTGTATCAATCGACACCGACGAATGTCGTAGCTGACTTACGATCTGTCGACGTCCCATTGATAAACGGATTTACTTACACACTTTCTGCCGAATTTTTGAATCAATTAACATCACCTATTGGTAGTTATATTGTGATACAAGTATTGAACAACGGGGAAGTTATCGCGCAAACAGGTGCTACTGAGATGGGGAAATGGCATCGGAACTCAGTCACATTTAAGGCACCAGCAAGTCTAAGTCCATACACTATTAGATTGTATATCGCTCCAAGCATACCTTCAGGTACAAAAGCTATACGACGAATCATGTTGACACGCGGGGACGATGCAACGTCATGGAACCAAGACGCTAACGATCAATTGCTTATTCGATCAATAGAACAATCAAAGCTATGGGGGGCGTTGTAGATGGCTGTAATAACACAAAAGTTATACGGAGGTTACACATCCACCAATTCGGTTAGCAGTATTTATACAGTCCCATTTGGTAAAACAGTAATCCTAAAATCGCTAACCATATGCAATACAAGTGCGACTAAACAAATGTTTAGTGTGAATTTACAAGGCATCGACTTCGCTCGATTACGCGACATCGAACCGGGTCAAACTTTGGTTATACCTGTATTAGATCAAGTTATGAAAGCAGGGGAACAAGTGCTTGTTTATTGCCCGACTGCAAATGCCTTATCAGTTAGGTTAAGTGGCAAGGTAACCGACAGGACCGACATACTCACCGCCAGAATGAATGTTAACACAAAAGATACTACAGTTATTCCAGCAGGAAAAATGATTGTTAAATCAATAGTCATATGCACGCTTTCAACGAGCCCGATAGATTTTTACATGAAACTGGGGAACGATTATGTCATTTACGGAAAAGCATTAAAACCGTTGGATACCTTGTTTATTCCATTTTTAGATCAGGTATTGGACAACGAATCAGTCGTTTGCCGAGTGTCTAACATGTCAACCTCTGTTACTGTTCATGTCAATGCTTTGGTGGTGAACTAATGCCATACTTAGATAATTATTATTTGGATAATTACGGGATGGATGGATTTCCAAAGGCGGTAGAAGCGACTTCGCTCACACCTTCCATTCTCAGCGCTGGTTCGACTTGGCAGAGTGGCATTAACGGAGTCGGCACGATCATCACAATGGTTCCAACCGGGACAAGGGTTATAAGCATAGCACCTATTTCAAACTCAGCCCGATTAAGTGTCGGATACTCTGGAGGTGGCAACGTTCTTATTACTCTAGGCTTGGAAGACGCCAAAGGGGTTGTTTGGTTTTTGAATAACTCTTCCGCCACTGACGGAGTGCCTAACATAAGTCATTCACATGTAATCGTGAAAACAGACGATTCTGCATTGGCTGGTTGGGTTGTGGGTAACTATAATCCATCTAGTTCCGGTTGGCAACAATCTTTCGTTTCCAAACCAGCGGCGTTCGACCCTGATGCCGGGCCTATGAAATTAGGTTTGAGTGTCAGAGGGAATTTTGGAACAGCGTTCGGGAGTTTGTACATGCAAAATTTCCGGGTTGATACCGCCTAGATAGATAAGATAGATAAGATAGAGAGATAGAAGCAAGGGGATAGGGTGTGATAGTCGTGAGCCAGAAAAGCTTATACCGCATACTCATTTTTGTATATCAAAAACAAAGACAGGGGAGCGATTAGATGGGTTTTCGCTGGGCAATAAAATACGGAAGGTAGTGGGAAAATGGACTAACAAGAACCGAAAATGAAAGTCGTTATGAAGGTATACTATGACCTGCAATATGGGAACGTAATTGTTATTACTCCGGAGAGTGCGGGGATCGTTGCCGAGACGACATGAGAGCAGGATTTCAAGTTGATAAAGCGTTGGACGACAAGGTACCGAATAGTGTCGGTACCTTGTCGTCCAACGCGAACAAGAGGCATTTGGTTTGGATCGTTCCGAGGGTGAGATTATCGAGCGTGTCGATCTTGAAACATTGAAGCCATTGTTATCGTATCCCTATCCAATCAATTCAGAAGTGCCACATGATCAAAACGGGGATACAGTGTAAAAAGCGTTCCCAAAATGGAACGCTATTTTTATGCCTTCTGGAGCAGATAGTATTAAAAATTAAAGGAGGTGAAACCATGGAACGATGGGAAACCCTATGGAAATGGGGGATAGCACTAATAACCAGCTCAGCAACCTACTTTTTCGGAGGTTGGTCCGGAGTGTTGGGAGTACTACTCGTGTTCGTTATCCTCGATTACCTAACCGGCATCGCGGCGGCAGGGATGACTGGCAAGCTAGAGAGTAATGTCGGAATGTTCGGTATCGCACGAAAAGTATTTATTTTTGCAATGGTATCGGTGGCTCATCTGGTGGACGGTGTTCTGGGAGACGGACATTTGTTCAGGGATGCGGTCGCCTTTTTTTATATCGCGAATGAGTTATTGTCCATAATTGAAAATGGGGGCAAACTGGGTGCGCCAATCCCTCCTGCGATCAGGCAGGCTATTGAAGTACTCAAGGGCAAGGGAGGAAACGGCGAACTCCCCGGAAATTTCTCTCCGAGTGCCAAAGAATCTTTTTCACAGGCAGATCCAGATGATACAGATCCACAAACAAGAGATGGCACGAAGTAG